GACCCGAGCCCGGTTTCGTACCTGGCAGACCTTACGTCAGCGGGGTTGTACCTATACGAAGGTGAGCCTGGCTATGCCGCTCTCGCAGCTTCCCCGATTGGCCTTGTTGGCGGTGCGGGGGCATTCAGTGCGTACACGGCAGTAAAGGCGGTAAAGCTTGCTAAGGCAGCCCGGCAAGCGGAGGCTGCCGGTGACCTTTCAAAGGCCGAGAAGCTACTTGCAAAGGCGTCACCGATGTCTATTGCGGGCGCAAAAACAGCCGATGAGGCGGTTGAGGCCGCTGAGATGTGGAGGACCATGGGGACGAAGTCGCCGTATTTCCAGAGGTGGTTTGGCGACTCTGTGATGACACACAGAAAGAGTGGCATTGGCCCCGCAGCCCTCGGAGAACGCGGTCACCTACAACCATGGCCTGGCGATCCGGGCTTCGATGAGCCAATCAAGCTCTACCACGGGACAAAGGCTGGTAAGGAAATCGAGGCAACGGGTGTCCTAAGGCCCGGGACGGGTGGTATTGAGACGGCTGGCCGAGGCATTTACCTGACGCCAAACCCCCGCGTTGCCGGTGAGTATGCTGGTAGCGGTTCGATCATGCCCCTATATGCCAATCTACGAAATCCATTGGTATCGAATCGACTACCACCCAAAAAGTTCACAGACGGGGTTGCAGACGAGCTTGAAGCCCTCGCCAAGACCATGGATGACGTACCCAAACATCGACAAGAGTTGTTGGTTGATGCTGCAAAGTACCGTGATCGCGCTTATCTCGCGCAGAGAATGAAGCACCATGAGGGCTATGAGGGCTTCTACTCCGTTATGGGTGATGACCTAAGCAAAAGTTACCACTATGTCAGAAACAACGTGGTTCCGAAGCATTTCGATGGAATCATCCTGCATCGGCCAAAGGGCCATGCGATAGAAATCGAAGTTGTTGTTTTCAACTCTAATCAGGTAAAGTCGGCCACGGGCAACGTCGGAACCTTCTCGCGCGCAGACCCCAGATATAGTCATGGCATTGGCCCCATGATGGGCGCAGGCCCCGCAGCGGCTGCGATACGCTCACAAACGAAAGAGTCGGAGTAACCGATGACTACGAAGACCGAGGACGACAACCTATGAGTTGGATGATGAATGACCTTGTCTGCCACGACTGTGGGCATCGAGAATACGAAGTCATGTATAGACGCAAGGATGGCCCTGACAGCTGCCCTGAATGCGAAGTGCCCATGTCGGTGAGCCTCAGCGGTGTCACGCTGGAGGACGGAATAGGTCGTGGCTAAGAAGCCCAATGCCCAGCAGATGCTCACGTTCCTCCGGGATCCGAGCAAGTCGTTGCCTGCGTTTGGGGAGGTACATGACCAGAAGACCAGTAAGTTCGTCAAGTATGACCCCACCCGCATCACGTACAATATGCAGAATGAGGTTCTGGACTACCTGAGCAACACTCCGCGAACACAGGTGGGTCAAACCAAGTTCCTGACCATTCTCACAGCCCGTCAGATGGGGAAGTCGCTCTCGGTCGAGTACGGATGCTACCCAAAAGCTGCTTATTCGCCGGGTTGGGACCACGTTTGCATCGCGGATAACAGTGATCGGGCCGAATATCTCCACAAACGAGTCCACCACCTCCACGGAAAGTGGCCCGAAGACATCAAATCTCCCACCATCCACTCACGCGAGAGTCGCCAGCTTACTTTCAAGCATGAGATGGGCGGAAAGATGCGTATTCTCAGTGCTGAAGCCGGTGCTGTGGGGATCGGACAGTCACCAGACTCTTTCCACGCCTCCGAGTGCGCCTTCTGGGCGGACTTTTCGGGCTCGATGTTCCTGATTTGGCCCTCGTTGGCCAATCGGGACGACGCCTTGGTCGTTTTTGAGTGTACTCCATGGGAAGCGCGGTCGGATTGGCACGAGCACTGCCTGACTGCCAAGGCTGGGCAAGGTCGTCACCTCTATAAGTTCTTTCCCTTCTGGGATGGCAAGCTGAATCGGCGTCCTTGGGACAAGACCTGGTCCATAGACAATGAAGAAGTCTCGATGCTCAATAAATTCGGGCACCTGGGCCTCACAAAAGAGAATTTGGCCTTCAGGCGCTTCATGTTGAGCACAGATCAGCATCTGAGGCGGAAGCCAGAGCTTTTTCGGGTCTTCTACCCCTCAGATGACCTCGAATGTTGGATTTCGGCAGCAAATGCGGCCATTCCGAACCATGCTTTGGATCGGCACAAGGAAGCCGAGACCCAACGGTGGATTGGACCCTACATGGAGTATGAGAAACCCGAATATGGCGCACATTACGTCATCGGGGCGGACCCATGTGGGCATGCTGCCCGAGATCACGCCTCTTTTCAGGTGTTGAAGTGCTATGAGGGTGAATGGACCCAAGTGGCCTGCTATGCCGAGCATTCGGACCCGTTGGAGTTCACTCAGAAGCTTGTTGAGGCCGGTATGCGCTTCAATCGGGCAAATATCGTCGTAGAGTCGAATGGAGTCGGTCAGGGCGTCATTTCCCTTCTAAGAGACTGGAATTACCCCAATATCTTCTTCGAAAAGCATAAAAAGCCGGGTTTTACCAGTACTTCCAAGTCTGTGGACGAAGCATTGGGCTGGCTGATCGATGGGCTGCTTGATGAGCTTGTTTTGCGGGATAAGAACACCATAGAGCAGTTGATGTCCTACAAAAACGATAAACGCATCGAAGAGGGCGCAAATTCCGAACTTGTGCGGGGACAACCCAATCGGAAGCGTCGAGATCGGCATCATTGGGATAAAGTCTCTGCATTGATCATGGCAATCGTCGGTGCGCGTTGGGCACCGAGTCGCCGCCGCCCATTTACGTCCCCAGAGGAGAATGTGATCGAGTTTCGCCCAATGACGTATGATGAGCGAGTTCAGCACCACAAGGACCTTCATAAGAAGAAGAAAAAGTCCCGAAGTAAGTATTGGCTCTAAAAGTGTTACACTCACAAAGATTCCTGGGAGATGGAAATGCCTGAAGCAAAGAAGCCAGAAGAAGAAGACGAGGGAATGAAGGCGATTCGAGAAGCCGCCGAAGGCGTGGAGGTTATCGAGGAGAGGGCCCCACCCCCGATGCGCTTGAAGAAGCTTGCCCCGCCCGCTCCCCCCACGCCGAAGGCCGAGGATCCCAAGACCATCGCGGCTCGGGAGGCCCTTGAGGCTGAGAAGAAGGCGAAGGAAAAGGCTAAGAAGAAGGATGATGAGTAGTGGGCCTCAGCACCAAGACACTCAAGTCCCTGATCGACGCTCACGTCTCCAAGGCGAATAAAGAGCACAAGATTTGGGACAAGTGGCGGGCATGGTATCGCTCTGAGTTTTGGGGCGAGATGCTCGATGAGGAGAACGATAGTCTCCTTGTTGAGAACAACTACCTCTACGCCTTCACAGACACGATGGTTGCGAGTGTTTGTCCGCCGACTCCCCGAGTGACGTGCCTTCCCCGTCGGCGGGATGAAGAAGCGGAAATGGCGGCTAAGTACCGGGAGGCACTCATCAATGATGTGCTCTACCGTGCCAAGGCCCATGAGATTCTCTGGCGAATGTCTACGATGGCTTCCGTGTATGGGCGGTCCATCGTAAAGAGTGTCTGGAGCTTCACCCTGAATCGTCCCGATTTCTTGGTCATCGATCCCAGGTACTTCTTCTATGACATGACGGTCAGTCGGTGGGATGACATTCGATACGCTATCGAGGTCACCACGCTTACCAAGGATGAGTTCAACGCTCGAACGGCTCGTCGCCAGAAGAAGCGGGGAGCGATGGAGTATGACCCAGAGGTCGCATCCAAGGTCAAGTTTGGCTCATTCCCGAAGTGGCTGTCTGATGGAGAAGACACCTCAGCTAAGCTCTCAGAGGAAATGCGGAAGACCTTCGAGTGGGTCGTTGTGTATGAGGTCTATGACTTTACCAACGATCGGTACTACCACATGCTGGAAGGATCAGAGGATCCGCTGTTTGCAGGGGAGCTTCCATATAGCTTTGTACGCAACCCCTTCCACCGACTCATCTTCAATGACAACTTGTCGGACATCGGTGGCATGTCCGATAGCCAGCTTGTGGAACGTCAGCAGCGCCGATTGAATGAGTTGGACACACTAGAGCTTAGGCACGCGCAAGCTTCTATCCCCATCACCGTCGTTAATGAGTCCCTCTGCGATAATCCCGAAGACTTTATGGACCAGGTCTCAACGGCTACAAGTCCTGGGGATGTTGTCCGTTTGATGGGAAAGAACTCAGCACCATTAGGAGAGATTCTTGGGCAAACGCCAACCGCTTCGCTGGTACCTGAGTTCGATACGATTCGTGATCGCATCGAAAACACGATCCAGTTTGTACTCGGCATACCTGAATATGCTCGTGGTGTCGCAGGAACGTCAGAGGTTGCAACTGAGCTTGCCCTCGTGGATGCGGCGATGCGGACGAGGCTCGGAAGACGCACAAAGCTAATTAATGGCGTCATTACCCACATGGCGGTCTCTTCTATTGGTCTCTACGAGGAGTTCCTGTCGTCAGATCGGGAGATCCCTGTTCGGGCTACGGGAACTACGGAGGCTCTGCCGGTCGCACGCCGCCACTTGCAGTCCCGAGATCCAGCCCGTGCTGACGAGATGCGGGCACGGGGCGAAGCAGTCGAGGAGCCGCTGGAGGTTGACTACGAGGTCGTTCCCTACAGCCCGACTGAGAACTCCAAGACCGCTCAGATTAAGAAGATTCAGAACTTCTTGGAAGTTCTCTTGGGCTCTCCGGACGTGAATCAGAGAAGCCTGGTCAGCCACATTCTTGATCTCCTCGACATGGGGAAGGATGTTCTTTCTACGGAGGAAGAGGCTGCCGCTGCCGCTCAAGCTGCGGCTGGAGGTCCTCCGGAAGCAGGCCCACCCGAAGAGATGCAACCCCCTGGTGAGGATGTTCTTGCGGCAGGTGGAATGCCTGAAGGGGTCACCGGAATTCCAACCGACGCTCTGAGTGGAATGGCTGGTGGTGCAGGTCGTTCTCAACCCATTGGACCCATTGTAGGATAAAAAAATGCCTCGATACCCATTCTCAGGACCCGAACGCCAAGAAGCCGCCCGAGAGGCTGTCGAGCTTCAAGAGGGAGAGAAGAAGGCCGAGGGCTTCTTGATGCCTCCTGCTGCTATCGGAGATGTTGCGCAGGGTGAAGAGGGTGGTGTAGATATTCCTGAGCAGGGTGGCGGAGAGGGAGTGCCCTCTGCGGATCCCAGGGATGTCGAGTTTATGCGGGATATACCAACCCTGGGCGGCGAGGGGGGTGCGCCCACAACAGTTTCTCCCGGTGAGCGTGAAATCCTCGAACAAACGGGCGCAGAGACATGGGGCCCAAGAGAGGAGCACCTGACTCGGGATCGCTCAGATCTTCCCCTCCCTCAGATGTCTTTGCAGGCACTTAAAGATGCTAGAGAGAGACTTGTTGTTGCCCTGGCTACTGAGCCTTCTGGATCTCAAGCTGATGCTTACACAGTTCTTATGGGCCGCATTGACCGGGAGATCGCTGAGCAAGAGACGCCGGTTGCGGTGACAGAAGAGCCTGCGGTGGAGGAGCAGTAATGGCAATAGACAAGCCCCTGGGAGGGCTTCCACCTCCACTGGAAAAGCCCCAGCCAAAGCCCCTGCAAATAGCCGCTCAGCAAGGGCAACAACAAGTCCAGCAAGTCCAGGAGAAGCGTAAGGGCCTTCTTGGGCGACACAGAACGAAACAGGAACAAAGAAAAGCGAAACAGAAGTTCCAAGAGACGCTGCGTATGGAGGATCTCAAGACCCCCGAGGGGAAGCAGCGGCAACATGAGCGGGAGATGGCAGAGTCGAAGCAGAAGGCAGATCGTCGTGCTGCGTCTCAGAAAGACTTGACGGATATTCTGAGTTCTCCCAGCGTCGTTTCAAAATACATGTAGGAGAGGTCATGGGACCCGCAGTCATTATGATTCTAAGTAAAGTTGCCGAGACGGCAAAGAAGCGCGGAAAAGCGGGTGGGAGTCTCATAGGGAAGTATGGGAGCCAGGGCCCAAGTTTCGGGTCCTCGGAGAAGGAAGAGAAGGAAGAGAAGGAAGAGAAGGAAGAGAAGGAAGAGAAGTAGATGCCGTGGTACCACCAGAAATGTCCGGAGTGTGGTGAGGTAAAGGATGCTCCTCGAAGTGTTGAGGAGTACAAAATCTGCTACGAGTGCGGTGGTCCTTGCGAGGTGCTCATCTACCCGACAAGAACGGTTGGAATTGTCTTCTCGAACGCGCAAGAGAGCAAACAACTGGGAACTCGTTGGGAAACCAACAAGCAGAAGCGGGATTGGATGAAAGCCCACCCGAATGCAGTTGAAATGACAAAAGGGGACGCGAACGAGCAAGCCTTTAGTCAGCGCATTAAGCAGCAGATGCACGACAGCCTTAAATCACAGGGCTTGACGATCAACAACTACAAAGCTGGTTGCAGAGAGAGCATGCGGGCTAAGGCGCTCAAAAAAGGCAAGGCTGAAAAGAAGATCGTCCTTGACACAGGAACGGTTAAATAGGTAAAAAATTACGGGGACTCATGGCGCTTCAACAAAATCTCGAAGAACTCTCAGTAGAAGAACTTGCTTCTATGGTTCAAGGTAGTTCTTTTGATATTATTCCGTCCACGGAGGTTGCTCCGGGAATGGCAGAAGCGGGTGCAATACCAGAAGCTTCTGCGGAAATGCTCCCACCACCAGCCGAGCCAGGTATAGAGTCTAGTGAAGACATTTCAGATCGGCGTAGACAAGCTACACGCAGCCGCCTTAGGAACATGCGGGCCGCTCAGGACACCCAAATGGAGATCAGTTGATGCCGGGAACAATTGAAGAATACATGTCGGATGACAATACTCAGCGGGCAATCGATATTATCGATCAGGCAATCTCAGAGCAGAAGCCTGCGGCTGAGATCTTGAATGACCTGAGCGAGTCGGGCCTCCGAGTTTATACGTCCGAGGATACCGGCGAGATGCCTGAAGAGGGAGTTGATCCCTTGGAGATGGCCGGGCCCGAGGGGATGGAAGAAGCCCCTGAGGAACTGGATCCAATGGCGCTGGAAGAGGGCGCAGATATGCCGCCTCCCTCAGATCTTGGTCCTGGGCTGGAGCCGCGAAGCGGTGAAGAAGGCGGGATGCGAGACATGCGTATTGATGCTGTTCGATTTGCTCTGGATAAGGATAAGAAGAATCGAGAGCAGAGCGAAGAGGAGCTTGTTTAATGGATACCCAGACTAACCCAGGACCCGTGGAATCTGCTGGCGCAGAGGAATCGGCACCTACGGAGTCTCCCGAACCGTCGGGGTCAGAGGCGGAAACCAGTGAAACCATAGTGGCGAGTGGGAATTCGCCTGAATCTGTAGTCGAGGAGACTTCAGAGGTAGAGAAGCCGCAAGTACCGGGTCTTTCTGATTTTGACGCAAAGGGTTGGGATGGAAACATCGACAATCTTCCGGCAGAACTTCAGGATCCCGTCCGCTTTCTCCATAAGAACTTGGAAAGTGGGTACACTCAGAAGTTTCAGACTCTTTCGGATGCCCGGAAGAAATTTGATGCAGACCAAGAGAAGTGGACCGCAGAGAAGGACGAATGGGGCAAGATCAAGGACGATGTCCTCTCAGAGAGAGACCTCCTAAAACAACTCCTGGATGGTGGAGAAGATCCTCGGATCGGCGAACTGACCAAGCAGCACGAGACTTCCTCGGCAGAGCTTGCTCGGGTCAATGCTGATTTTGAGGAGTTTCGACGCTTGGTGGAAGAGGACATCGATACTCAGGCAACTGAGTTCGCTGAAAAGTTCTACCAAGAGCACCGAGAAGTCTTCGACAACGAAGAGTCTTC